ACGAGCATATTTGATAGCATCGAAATTATCACTATACTTTGCCCAAATAACATTCAAATATCCCACAACAGTGGAATATACTTTTAATTGTCTATTTTCTTCATCAACCGTATAACGAAGAGTCATGTATGTGTTTTGATATGATTTATATGCAGCTCTCTGCATATCACGAGTTTGAATTATATTGGAAGGGTTGTAACCTTTAATACCATATGCACCTGAGCCATTACCCATCAAAGTACCACCACTAAGCTGTTGGAAGTACACTAAATCCCAAAAAGAAGTTCCTGTACCTGTTACAATACCTGCATCAGTTACACGAGCATCTAGAACACCAAAGGTATATTCATCAGGAAAAGGAATTATGCTCTCAGAACTTCCTCCCATAGAAGTTTGTATTTCTTGTTTTACAGGGAACTTTTTAAAATATTCCCACATGGCAGGATAGACAGCAAATTGTATGATTTGTGAATCGTCGAGCAAAAGCTCATCCGTTACAGGATAAGCTATGATCGATTTGATCATCTCCAAATACTGTGGCTGTATTTGAATAGCCATGGATTAATACATCCTCTGGTAATTAATACACTCAATATCAAAAGTGGAAGAGGCACTTCCTGCAGGAGCTTGAACTACAACACCATATGCTTTAGGAAGAGAGTCAGTTTTAGTCTCCCACAGTTCTTGTGTAGCTGTTGTGCCACCAAGGATAGTGAACATAGGGTAGCTTGAAGGGGATGCAAGAATACCTGAAAGAGTGTCAGAGTTTTCTGCAAAGTTAACTTTTACATCAATACCTGATCTATTTATAAATTTAATTCGAGTAGGATATTCCACCCATGTAGAAGATTTTCCTGCACCAGTAGTTTCTGTTTGTATTCTACCTGTGATAACACCACTTACGCTATGAGCACTTAAGGTAGCTTGAGGGATTGTAAATACTTGATTTATCATGATTTATTAGTCTCCAATTATATTATATTTATTCAAGAGATACGTGTATATGGAAGATATCAGTATTAGAATAACCCAAAATAGTATCTCTTTAAAAATCTCTTTTTTATCCATAATAACTATACCAAGTTTATTAAAGATATAAATCCATTTATGCCCACAGCACTGTCTGTTCCTATAAGGATTCCAGAAACAGTATTAGCATAATTAGGATCAAGAGAAGATAGAAACACTCCAGAAATACAATTCTCTGTTTCATTATTTGTCGTCAGTATCTTTAGTTTTAATTGTCCATTTGAATTTGCAACTATCTTTTGAAAAGGAGTAATTTTACTTACAGGCAAAGATATGTATCCATCTTCTGAAGTAAAAGAAGAAAACTCATACTCAAATTTTTTATTAACATCAAAACTCTCAGAAAAGAGTTGGTTAGTAAGTTGATTGTTACCATTTATGGCAAGGGTAAGTACTGCTTTTGACATTGCTCCTCTAATAGGACAAGTTTTATGATTATTAGTTAGTAATGTCTGTGAATTTTCTTGAAAGCCTCTTTTATGTTTATTTCTACGTCTTCTTTTTTAGAAGACATCCTGCGATTCTCATCTTCGTAGCAAGTGCATGGTATGTAATCATCATGTGAGTATGCAAGATATACAGCCTGAGCTAAGGAGTCACTTACGTCTTTAGCATTTATGCCACATTTGGAGTGTTCGTAGTCACCTTGATATTTGTTATATAAAGTACCATTTACGTGATCTACTTTTTCCTTTCCTTTGTCTGTTTTTGTAACTATTAAAGAATTTAAATTATTTTTTAAAAATATGTTTCTACCTGCTTTGATAATACCATTGTTGAGACAGGTATAAAGATATTGATATATAGAGGTATCTTTATCAGTAGTTTGTGTGATAAGTTTTATATTATTCCTGTCAAGAAATTGTTTCTGTCCAAAGCTCTGAAAAGTATCTGAACCTATACCATGAATATACATATTCCCATTTTTAATCATATCAAGTACGAGACAAGGAGGAGCATCAAGGGATATACCTTTTTCTTTAGGTCCAACAGCAAAAGAAAAATCCACAACATAAATTGTTGTATTGAGTGCCCTACTCCATTCTTTGTGAACAGCACTTATACCCATCACATCACCCTTAAGGGACGTGGCGTTGTCCCAGCCGATCCATCTCATTTCACTAGGAGCACGTTTTATTTTATACTTTCCATCAATAGTAAAAGAAAAGAATTCTGATTTTAGCTGATTCCATAAGAGTTCCTCAGGCTTATCTCCTGCATCTGCATATAAGATACCTTCCACATTATGAATAAGATCATTATCAAACATTCTATCAATTACAGTTAAATCACTTATGAATTTATTCTCTTTTATGGTAGGTTGTCCTGCCATATCCTTTATTTCTTTTACAAGATTAGTTTTGAATTGATCATATGCATCAATTGGAACTTCAATGATCAGATGTTTAGGCACGTTCACTAATTGAAAATCATGCTCTACAATCTGAGTAGGGATTTGTCCGTTGCCATTTATGACCCTAAAAGTTTTATTTGTTTGTTGCCATATAGGGAAAAGGTCAGGTCTTGCTTCCCAAAGTGATTTCCAACTGAAATAAGTCCTTTTTTTAAACTGCAATTCTTTAATAATGTGATTTTCAATTAAAGATTCAGAATCATTTGCAGAAGTATCAAGATACACAAAAGCTAAATATTGATCTCTAACTGTATTTTTAATACGTGAGGCAGTATTAGTATACAATTCAAATATTTTCTCTTCTGTAGCACCCGCCTCATTACAAAAAAAAGCAATTTCTGAAACAAATGCAGTTAAAATTGAACTACCTAGAATAGTATTAGGATCTTTGTTGCCTAATTGAATTTGCAATCCTGATGCTAAAGTTATTTCTCCAGTTTCAGATGCTTTACTCCATATAATGATGTCTCTTCCTTGTTCCTTTTGGAGTTTTCTAACCTGTTCTTGAAATTTAACTTGTTTGCACCTTCTTGATTGTCGCATTATTTCATACATAGGCTCAAGATATAATTGTCTAGTTTTATCATACTTGAACGATATCATATATATACAAAGACGTGTAAGAGGGGATAACCCATAATACATAGCAGGTTCTCTTAAATGATGTATAAATATGATAATGTAGTACATTATTAGCACGGCTTTAAAAGTTTTGCCCCTGCGTGTACTTCCATATTCAACAACTAAATTATTTATATTTACGGGATCAAGTATATTTTTTAAGTCCTCTTTTATGTATGGAAAAATTGATCCTGCTGTATTTATATCTAACCACCCATTATCAGGATTTAAAAATTCTTCTACTGTTGGAGGGGTTTTATAAAAAAGGATTTTTTCTAAACGCTGTCTTGTTTCAAAAATAGTGGAAGGCTCAAAATATAAATCATATAATTCCTTTTTTTCATTTATAGGAAGGGAATTATATTCTTTTTCTATTATTTCAGATAATTCATTTGACATAATAATTTTCTACTCTGTGACTTTGTATCCATTGTTGTTTTTCTTTTTCTTTAGCAGAATAAAAAAGAGGAATATTCACTTTCTTAAGGTAATTTTTTATTGTGGTACCAGATACATGTAATTCTTGTGCTATAAGTAATATAGTATTTCCTTCAAAATACATTTGAATACATCTATTATGTGCTTCAGTATTTAATTTTCTAAAAGGAGATATGTGCCCTTTTTGTTTATCTGAAATTTTTTGTCGGCATTCTAAGGATGTCGACTTACCATATCTTCCATTTCTCTCACCAGATGTTTGTCTTGATCTAAATACCCTATTTAGTTTGCTATGCTCCTCAGGAAATCTTTTCTTACTCTTCAGATGTAAACAATTAACACTTCTCTTAGAAGTTTTAAAGATAGAAAATAATTCTTTAAAGCTCATAATAGTTGTATCGTAATATGCATAAGAATATATAAATTTTATAAGTTCATTAGATACAGGGAAAATTTCTTTACGATGTATTTTAATTCCTTGTTGTTTTCTTTTATTTTTTGTCTCGATACGATGAATTCTCATCATATTTGATTTTTCTGTACCGTACACCTCTTCATTGGTTTTTCCTTTTCTATCAGAAGACCATTTCTTTATACCAAAACAATGATCATTTTTGCCATATCTACTATTATCTTTGCCCCTTTTATACGAATTATTTTTAAAAGCTGTTTGTACCTGCCTTTCTATAATTTCTTTTTTATGTGGATGATGTGATATTGTATCACCCCATTCACCACCCCTAGTTAAGTTATATCCTTTACTTCTGTCCTCCCAAGAATTATTCAACCAAATGTACAATTGTTCTTTTTCTTTAGCATCTTCTTTGGAATAAAAAACATCTAGTATTTCCCAATCAAAATTTTCTTTACCATATTTTTGAATAGCTCTTTGAAAGATAAATAATTCATGTTTACCGCTTTCATGTCGGTGCTTTCTTTGTTCGAGAGATTTAATTGTTTGGCCTATGTATACTTTGTTGTTTATTACATTTGTTGCTTTATAAATAATGCCTAATACGTCATTAGGATTTTCTATATCGTAGGATTCAGACATA